CGCCGCAGTGGGAACCTTTTATTCCGCCCTTGACAACGGGCCAAGGAAGTCACCGAACGCCGCACCAAAGCCATTTTCGACAAGGCGATGGCAAACGTACCCGTAGGCCCAACGGGAAACCTCAAGGGCTCCGGCAAGATGGAAGTCCAGGCCACGGACAAATGGGTCTTCGGCCGCGTTGGATTCTCTGCCCCTCACGCTCACCTGTTGGAGTTCGGAACCGTCAACATGCCCGCCCAACCGTTCCTCACCCCCGCCTTCGAGTCCGAGGCCCGCGGCTACGAGTCCGACGTAAAGGCCGCCATCGAAAAAGACAAATAGGCCCCCTCCAGCACAGCGGGTTAGTTACAGCAGCGGTACCCGAATGCTGGCAACGAGCGAACTCCAGGCACTCATCTACTCGACGCTGACGGGGAACTCTGCCCTTTCCAACCTCGTTGGCGGGCGGATCTACGATCAGGTCCCCGATAACAAGGTCTTTCCTTACGTCACGATCGGGGAGTCTTTTCCAGGCCCGCATCACACCCATAGCAGGAAGGGCGAAGAGACCCTGCAACGGATTCATGCCTGGAGCCGCGCCAAAGGCTTCAAGGAAGGGCAACTCATCGCGGAGGCGATACGCCCGCTGCTCGACGGCCAGCACTTCGAGACGGACGGGTTCACCGTGGCGGGCCTGTGGGAAGGTCCGGGGCAGGCGATCCGCGATCCTGATGGACTCACCCGGCACATCGTAATTGATTTCCGGTTTTGGGCCTTGCAAAAGGCGGCATAAGGAGAATTGCTATGCAGGTACTTGGACTCGGCACCAGACTATACGCTGGCGACGGGGAAGTGTCGGAAGCCTTCACGGAGGTTGCCGACATTCGAGAATGGTCCTCGCCTCCAGGCATCACGGTTGGGACGGAAGAGACCACCAACCACAGCCAGAGTCATTTTTTCCGGCAGAAGCGGCCAACGCTTCTGAAGATTTCAGCCCCTTCGGTCGTGCTGCTGTTCGATCCGTCCCGCGCGGATCACGACGGCATGCTGACGAAACTGCTGGCCCGTGCGCGGCGCAACTTCAAGGTCAGGTTCCCCACCGATCCCGTGATGACCTGGAAGTTTGCTGCCCTGGTTACGAGCTTTCAGCCGCAGGTCACTACCGACGCCTTGCTGAAGGCCAACGCTGCGATGGAGGGCTCGGGGCCGCTCACTATCTCGAACGCTCCGATCGTTGAGAGCGTGGAGGACACCGGCTCGGACGGCCCGGCTTATGTCGAGTCGGAAACGCTGGAGTTCACTGTCACGTTCGATCAGAACGTGGTGGTCACCGGCAGCCCGCGAATCACTATCAACCTCGCAGGTGTGGGGGGCGATGTGCTGCTCACTTATGCCTCCGGCTCTGGTACGGCGGCGCTGGTCTTCAGCCTGACCGTTGGCGCGGCTGGCGTCCATCAAGCGGAGGCTACCGAAGTCACGATGGCCGCGCAGAATATCGACCTGAACGGCGGGCAAATCACCGACGAGGATGACAACCCGGTTCGCCTGTCGATCACTGCGGATGAGATCGGCGATCTAACGGGTGTAAGCGTCAACGCCGCGTAGCCGGTACGCGAGAACAGGAGAATTTTGAGCAATGGAAAGACTAGCACTTTCAACCAAACTGCGAATCGGCGACGGCGCGACTCCAACCGAAGTGTTCACCACGATCCTCGACGTGCGGGAACTGTCCGCGCCGAACCTTCAGTTGGGGACCGAAAACACGACCAACCATTCCCAAGATGATTTTTGGGAGCAAATGGCGGGGACACTGCTCGACGGCGGCGACGTGACGCTGCTGGTCATCTATGAGCCGTCCAACGCGACCCACCAGCAATTACTTGCCGATATCCAGGCGCGGACGATTCGCAATTTCCAAATGCAGTTTCCGGGCGATACCACGAATGCTTTGTGGTCGTTTTCGGGATTCTTCACGGCCTTTCAGCCGCAGACGCCCACCGATGCGCTGCTGAAGGTCAATTGCACGATTGCCATCACGGCGAGCGTGGGCATTTCAACCCCGGCGTAAGCCCGCTGGTAAGGAGTAGCCACGATGCGGAAGTTTGAAGCAGCATCGCCGGTCAAGATCATGATCGGCGACACAGAGTATGAACTGCTCTACACCTTTGGAAAGGTCAAGCGCGTCCGGGAGCAACTGAAAGTCGATCTGCTGTCCAAGGCTGAAGTGGACCTGGACATCTTCACGAAGGTTCTCTTCATGGGAATCAAAAGTCCGGGCGATCTGACCGAAGAACTGTTGGATGACCTGATTACAGTCCAGCAAGTTCCTTATTACATGGAGGCGCTACAGACGGCGCTGGCCATCCATACGCAGCCGGATACTCCGACAAAAAACGACTCCAGCGCTTCCAGTCCGACGACCGGGAGCGCGAGCCCGAAGGACCCGAGGAAACCGAACTCCGGCTCTGGTCAACCGCAATTGGTTGGGGAATCAGTGACGGCCTCTTCTGGAGCCTGACGCCGCGAGAGTTATACGCGGTCGCCGCAGGTCGTTTGGAGGCGGATCGTCACGAGCTATGGAAGGCCGCATTCCTGGCCGCTTCGATGCACAACGCCGCGCCACGATTCGGACAAGGTGAACGGCAGGTCGTCAGGCCGGAAGACCTGATTCCGTCGCTCAAGCAGGACGCGGACCCCAGACGATCGACGACGGCGCAGAACCCGGCGCAAATGCTTGGACTGGCAAGAGCAATACACGCACGATGGCAGGCGGCGAGGATAGCTCCACCGCCCAAGTCATCCAGGCCAGCGAGTAAGTTTCCAAAGCAGAAGGGACCAACAACGAGCGGGTAAGTCATGGCCGAGGTAAAAGGTCTCAAGATCGCTATCGGCAGTTCGCTTGAAGAATTCAAGGGCGGCATTGCCGATCTGAAGTCCTCCCTCGGGGGGCTCGGGGAATTCGCCTCTTCCGCCCTCGGCCTGCTTTCCAACCCCATCACTCTCGTCGTGGGAGCTATTGCTGGCATCGGCGCGGCGGCTTTCAAGGTGGGGCAGGACTTCGATGCGGCCTTCGATAACATCGAGGCCGGTACCGGCGCGACCGGCGCAGCGCTGGAAAGTCTCAAGGCTGATTTTGAGGCAACTCTCGGCAACGTCCCCGATAGCGCGGCGGACGTTTCGACGGCGATCGCGGATATCAATACTAAGCTCGGTCTGTCTGGAGAACCGCTCCAGAAAATGAGCGAGCAGTTTTTGAATCTTGCTCGCATTCCCGGACAAGAAAACCTCGCTGGAAACATTGACGCTGTATCGAAGTCATTCAACGCGTGGGGAGTTGAAGCGGATAACCAAGGTCAGACGCTTGACTTCCTGTTGAAGACCTCGCAGGCAACCGGCGTTTCTGTGGCAGAACTTTCTTCGGCTACTGCTAGCGCGGCTTCCACGGGTAAGACCCTCGGTCTCAATTTCAACGAAACCGCCGTTCTAATTGGTCAACTTGAAAAGACCACGGGCAATAGCTCGGGCTCGATGCGGCGACTAACTAGAGCCGTCGCCGAACTGACTGGTGAAGGAATCCCGGCCAGAGACGCCTTAACCGGAATCTTTGACTCCATCAAAAACGCTTCAAACGATACCGAGGCGGGCGGTCGTGCGATGGAGGTATTCGGTACTCGCGGCGTGGAAATGGCGGAAAAGATCCGCTCCGGCAAGTTCGACATTGATGAACTGATGTCGTCTATCGAGGCGTCGGACGTTACGGTCAACGGGACGGCGGATTCCATCGCAGACTTCGGAGAGAAGTTCGGCGAACTATCTAATAAGGTCTCTCTGGTACTCGCTCCGCTTGGCGCGTTTCTGATGGACGGTCTCACTGCGATCGCAGGGTTTCTCGCAGACAACTTCAACCCCGCGCTGGAGTTCATGGGCGAACTGTGGGATGGCCTGCTGTCGTTCATCAAGCCTCTAACGGACTTCATTTCCAACACGGTCATTCCGAACCTAACGGGCCTGTTCAATACTTGGCTTGGAATTCAACTTCTAATCTCCGACGAATTGTCTCCAGTGTTGATGTTCCTTTGGAACAACGTACTGGCACCGCTCGGGAACTTTGTCCGGGACGTGATTGTCGCGCAGTTCAACGTCTTTACCGGAGCAATCGAGACGTTGCTTGGATGGCTGCAAAAGATCCCCGGCGTGTCGGATCTAGTCAAGGCGGCGCAGGACCGTGTGAAACAAGCCTTCGCAGATACTGGCGCTGAATCGGACACGGCCAAGGGCAAGCTCGAAAACCTGACGGGAGCGACCGATATTGCCCGCACGGCGCAAGACAAGATGGGCGCTCCGGGCGGCTCGGCCCCAACGCTGTCAGCGGCGATCCGTGACACAGGCGCGGCGCACAACGAGGCCAAAGAGAAGGTTGAAAAGTACACCGATGCTCAAAACCTTGCGATCGAAGCGGCGAACCGGGCGTATGAGGGTGAGATCGCGCTAGCGAATCAAACTGGCGCTCTGAAGGATGCATTCGACGACGTAGAGCAACCCGTTCTCGACGCAGGAAGCGCCGTCACGGGCGTTGACAATGCCGTCCTGGCGGTTACGACCTCGATGGCAAACGCGGACGTTGCAGGGGCCTTGGAGACCTGGAAAACGGATGCTGAAACCAAGTTGCCCCTGGTCAAAGGTCCCTTTACCGAATGGGCCGAAGGTGTTTCGTCCATTGTCGGTTCACTGTCCACGGGTCTTACCTCCAAGCTGTTCACCGACCCCGGCTCGTTCGGCGCGGAAGCCCTCGGCAAGCTCAAGACCATTGGCCAGTCGTTTCTGGACGTGTTCGATACGCAGATGTTCGGACCCGAGGGCGTCATCACCAAGTTCATCAACCAGGGGCTCACCGCTCTGACGACGGCGCTGGACGGGCTGATCTCGCAGATCACCGGAGGCGTGGGCGGCGCACTGACCAGCGTGTTCGGCGCGGGCACGTCCGCTGCGGGCAATGCCGCAGGTCAGATCGGCGGCGCGGCGGGCTCTGTGGGAGGCGGCGCTGGAGGGGCCGCAGGGGCGGCTGCTGGTGGCGTCATAGGCACCGTGGGGGCTATCGGAGCGGTCGTTGGGGCTGTCTCCGGGATCATCGGCAACTTCCAGATGTCCGGAATGAATAGAAGCCTGGAGTTGATCGAGCAGAACACCCGCTCGTTAAATTTCGGGCTCCCTGGCAACATCCTGGACGAGATCCGGGCTATTAAGACGGAAATCTTTTTCGGCTCGGCTACTAAGGCCACCGAAGAAAGCCGCGATTGGGTTCGGAGCATTGACAACCTGGCCAGCCTATCGCTGGCGGCGCTGTCGGAAACCCGTGACTGGACCCGATCGGCAGCGCAGGATCTAAGCTTCGTGCGGGTCGATATGGGGCCGTGGGGTTCTCAATTCGACGCGATCGCCCGAAACACTGAGCGCACCGCGTCCGCTGTCGAGCGCATGAGTGGTACCGGATGGGGCGACGGTTTCAGCGTAGACCGTTTCAAGACAGCCGTCGAGCGCAATGAGGGTGGAATCACCACGACGTTGAACCGTTTCGTGAGGCAACGCTGATGCTACCCCGCTACATCCGGCTTACCGATAGCATCCTGACGGGAGCCTCGCTGTCGCCAACGACCGAGGCCGCGGGCTACCCGGCGACGAATGCCGCGGTAGAGCCCGTGTTCGACAGTTGGAGGACGACGGATACCTCCAGCCAAAAGCTGCTGATCGACCTCACCGCTCCGGCGCGCGCGGATCTCTGCGCCATCGTAAACCACTCCCTGACCGAAACAGCCGTCATCACCGTGCGGGGCGGATCTTCTCAGGACCCGGACGGCGGCGAGTTCGAGACGGTCATCCCGTGGGCGCTGCGCAACGCCTGGCAGTATTTTGGCCTGGAAATCTGGCAGCACTGGTCCGTTTCGATCGACGATCCCGACAATGCCGCGTTGGCCTTTGACCTTGGTCTCATCATCATCGGCGAATCGCGCGAGTTCCCGCGCGGGTTCAACTGGGGTTCGGAGCGGCGCAGAGAGACGCTCAACCAAACCCTAGAAAGCGAGTACGGCGTCCTGACCGTTGGGTCGAACCTATTCCAGCGCACACGGTTCTCCTGCTCACTGAAGGCGACGACGGCCACGGAGCGGATTCAGATCGACCGGTTTCTTACAGCGCTAGAGCGCGAGCGCCACGGCCTGTTCCTGATTCCCGAGCCCCTCGAAGAGGAAGCCTTTTACGGACGGCTCTACACCGATCACGTTCTGCGGCGGACTTCGCCGGAGATCACCGAGTTCTCCGGCCTTGAATTCGTGGAAGATTCCGCCGGCCGGTCCGTCTTCGCCGGCTTCGACTTCCCCGAACTCGACACAGCGGGTGCGCTACTGACCGAGGACGGCATGGTAATCACAACGGAATCCGGCGATCCGATCACCGTCGAGTAGCATGGAAATCTGGTTTGAGATCGACTTTGACAGCGGCACCCGGCGCTACAGCCGTATCCCCCTACGCCTACCTGACGGCCCCTGCGAACCCCGCATCGTAGCGTTCGGCGGCATCCAGCGCGGAATCGGCCTGGTCCCCGGCGACTATCGAGCCGCCACTGTCACCTTCGCGCTGAACAACGTGGACGGCGAGTTCTCCCGCCTGCGCTCCGGGGAGCCGTGGCGGAATCGCCTCGTCCGAGCCTTGGTAGTCGATCCCGACCAGGGGGCGGAAAGTATTTACACCGCGTTTATCGGGCGGATTGACGCCTGGACGATCGACTCCCAGCAATGCCAAATCTCAGCCGTGGACTGGATTCAATCCCGCCTTTTGCGGCCCGTTACCGGCGTCATCGACAGCGAGACTTACCCGAACCTGCCAGACGAGACGCCACGGGCGCTCATTCCGCTTGTGATTGGCGAAGTGGATTCGCCAATGGGCGCGATTCCGGCTTACCTGGTTGACCCGGATATTGGCGTGACCGGCTGGCGCTACGTGATGGCGCAGGGCCGCGTTCCCGAGCCGGATGAGGTTTACGCTTACGGAGCGCTCGTTTCGAGCGAAGACTACACGATCAACTACGACGATGGCCCCGGCGGAATCGAATGCACCTACATCGACTTTGATGAGGACCCGCGCACCTCAGACTCGGCCAACCCTCACGTCTCCTGGAACGGCTCAGGGATCACCGACGATCAGGTAGAGACCGGGAACTCCATCACGAACGGAGCCGAACAGCTTGCCCTTTTCCTGCGCCTGAACGGATTCGGGGCGAACGACCTGGACCTGAACACGGTCACCGCCGCGGCCGAGGAGCTAACCAACAGCGGTATCACGGGCGCGTTCGTGGCTGTCGATAGCGCGCTAACCGTGGGGGCGGTGGTCGCGCAATTCGCCGAAAGCTACAACCTTCAAATCTTCGCAACCCATGCAGGGCTGGTGGGCATGGCAGCCCCGGTCACCGTCGTCGGAGAGAACGAGGATGTACCCGAGGCTACAGCGCTCACTGACATCGTCCGAGGCAGTTTCAGCACCGGAGGTCGCCAAGAGGTTGCCTCTACCCTGGTCGCTCCCTACAGTCCGAACTTCTTTACCGGCGAGTTCACCGCTCAAAAGACGATCACGAACAGCCGGCAGATTACAGCGCTTGGCGAGGACGTGGTTCTGAGCCGCGAGTTCCCCTACATCCGCGATGCGAACGCGATGGACGCTGCAGCCGCAGTAAAGATGTTCTTCTTGCGCGAGCAGCGGCAAACCGTGCAGTCTGTGCTTCCGCCGCGCTGGTACCGGGATCTCGATATCGGCCGTACGATCCGTCTCAATCACTTCGCGGCTGTAGGAGAGCAATCAAATGAGGCCGAGGATCACCTGACAGACAACCTTGTTGCGCTGTGGCGGTTCAATGAAGGCGACGGGCAGGACCTTCTCGACACGAGCGGCGAAGGGAATGACGGCGAGCTTGGATCAACGGACGGCGTTGATAGCGATGATCCTACCTGGGTAGCGGAGGGATTGCTTTTCGACAGCGCGGAGGACTCGCACGTACGGGCTCCGTTCCTCGTGGACCCCGACGCTTCGGACTTTACCGCGTGGGTCATCTTCCGGGCGTCGGCGGCTGGCGCGCGCCGCGTCCTTCTCGCGCAGCTTGACGGTACCGGGGCTGGCCGGGTGTGGCTGGAGATCGACGAGTCCAACTTCCTCGCCAGCCATATCGGCAACGATGCCAACGCACATTCCATCGAGCTCGAAGCAGGCCGCTGGTACGCGGCGACTGTTCGCAAGTTCGGGGGAATCGTCTCGCTCTTTCTGGAGGGCGGCGACAAAGAGGACTTCTCCGAGACTGCCGAGGCCAGCGACGGGGGTATGCTCATCGGGGTTGGGAGAGACCCCAGCGTTCCTGACGTTATCACCGAGGACCTTGTAGCGTTCTATCGTTTCGACGAAGGCTCCGGCGACACGTTGACCGATCACAGCGGAAACGGAAATCATGCGCAACTTGGAAGCGCAGCGGGTGCGGACGCAAATGATCCTGACTGGGTTCCTGAGGGACTGGAGTTCAGCGGGGCAAAACGAGTGACGTGTCCGTCTCTGATCGACCAAGAGGCAGACGACTTCACGATGTTCGCTGCTATCAAAATAGCAAGCACCTCGGGAACTTCGGTTATCTGTCAACAGGGAGGCTCGGGAGGAAATAACTTTCCACAATGGGCTACAACCACCACTCCGCGCCAGAACATCACCACCGGCTCCGGCGTGACTCACGCTTCAGATCTCTCTGTTGATTCTTGGCATATCATCGCGTGCCGCAAGGCAGGCAGTACGGTAAGCCTATTCCTGGAGGGCGGCGACAAAGAGGATTTCACCCCAACGATCACGAGTCCGGGAACGCTGGGGGATTTCATTTTAGGCAACAACGTTGCTTTCGGGTTTCCGTTTCTCGGGACCATTGCGCTGTTTGCGATCTACGATGACGACCTGACAGACCAGCAGGTAGCGGACAACTCAGCCGCGTTGCGGGAGATCCTGGACGCCCGCCTTGAAGGAACCAATCCTTTTGATGATCGAATCGGCCTGGTTGCGGCGTATGATGACGCGCTGTCGGATAGCCAGGTTGCGGAGAACACGGTCTCGCTCAAACGCATCGTAAACAGCAAAGTCTCGTCGAAGGGCTTCTATCGCGTGCTGGGCTCCGGCCTTATCAGCGTCGGTCCATCTCTCGCGGTTGACCTGCGCGCCGTGGACCTGACCCAAGAACCATTACTAGACCTGTTCGTGCCTCCGCTACCGGAGTCTATTGGTCTCTCGGAAGGTTCGTCACTGGTCACAGCACGCGGAACCATGAGCATGCGCGGGCAGGCGTCTAGCGCGGGCTCGTCGATCGTCACAGCGAATGGGCGGCAAGGCTACATCACGAACGGCCTGGCCCACCTGTGGGCTTTCCTGGACGGCTCCGGCACGACCCTTGCGGATGCGGTAGGCAGCGCTCACGGAACGCTTGGCGGGCAAGGCGGCGGCGCAGGGAATCGGCCTTCGTGGGTTACGGAAGGTTTGCAGTTTGACGGCGTGGACGATTGGGTCACCATGCCCAACTTTCAAGCCGCTATCGGCTCCTGGACCATCCTGGTGGTCTTCCGTTCCCTTGCCGACACTCGGACCATTTTGTCGCAAGTAGGCACCG